TGCTCGTCCTCATGTATTTGTCTTTGCAAATTTCTTACCAGACTGGTCTAAGATGTCAATGGACCGGTGGAATGTGTGGGAATATGCTTATGGTAAACTAGAATATGTAAGCGCACAATACTAGGCCCCCCGAGTCTGTGTCAAAAAAATGCGTTTATTTTTGGATTTTTTTTTCAAATACTTATTTATAATGGCCGGAATGAAAAAGAAGTCACTCTACCGCAAAAGGCGTTCTGTTAAGAGATCTAAGTACTCTCCCAGACGCTCATCTGTTTCTGTAGCAGTTAAGAAGTATGTGAATCGAACAATTCACTCAAACATTGAGAATAAGTGTGCTCAAGTTCAGTGGTCTCAATCTTTAGGAGGAGCCACTGGATCTTCAACTTTGTATGCTTTTCCAATGACTCCTTATGCTGGATATATGTCAATCTCGCCAACTGTTTTACAGAATGGCCGAGTTGGCAATACTATTAAGACACGCAAACTTACATTTAATTTTGTGATGTCTCCCCTTCAATATAATGCAACCACTAACCCTTACCCAACACCTTTAGAGGTTCAAATGATATTTGGTTATGCCAAAGATGACAGTGCTGTCATTCCTACCCCGACTGATATAACTAATTTATTTCAAGCGGGCTCTAGTTCGTCAGCTCCAACTGGTTTGTTGACTGACCTTTGTTTAGACTTTAACAAAGATGCATGGCATATCTCGAAAGTGATGAAGTTTAAGTTAGGTTATGGTTCATTTAATGCCTCTCCCGGTGGACAAGCAAATCTTGGTTACACCACAAATAATGATTTTAAATTGAACGTGGTTAAGCGCATTAATTTGACTAAGTATTGTCCAAAGACAATCAAATTTAATGATAGCACCACACTTCCTCAAAACAAGGGTTTGTTTTGTATGATTAACGTGTTAAATGCTTTAGGCAATTCCGTGATCCCGGTAAATCAATTAGTTTGCCGAATCGACGGTTACGTTAATTATGAATATGAAGATGCTTAAGTTGTAGCGCCACTGAAATCGACTTAAGTATTTGAATTCGAAATACTACGGTTACGGTAGTTTTTGACACAGACTCGGGGGGCCTAGTATTACCCCCCGAGTGTGTCATTTTTCAAAAATGACAACGGTTACGGTAGTGAAAAAAAAGTATATAACGGTTACGGTAGTGAAATATATATTATAAAAAGGACTTAAAGACATCTCACTTTATAATATATGACGGCAAGATCTCGTGCATGGTGTTACACAACAAACAATTATACAAACTCCGACTTAGTGGAACTAGACGGCATACAGTACCAGATATATGGCAAGGAGGTAGGTGAGTCGGGTGGTACACCTCACCTACAAGGTTTCGTTTATTTTGCAAACGCAAGAACCTTCTCATCTTTGAAAAAGATGTTACCTCGTTCACATATTGAACCAAAGTTGGAACATACAACTTTAGATCAAGCCATAAATTACTGTATGAAAGACGGCGACTACACTGAGTATGGAGTCAGACCCGTGGATAAACGGAATAACGTAAACCATTGGAAAGAGATCCTAACAAAGATAGAAGAAGGCATGTCTCTTCAAGATATCTGTAAACAGTATCCCGAAGAGTCAATACGATACGCTAACGGTATCAAACAAGCCTATGAACTTCATCGACCTAAACATAAGTTTAGCATACTTGCAAAGTACGGTAGTTACAACCAAATACAAGAGTTCGTAATGGGTTGGGCGGTGAAACCGCCCGACGATAGACAAATTCTGTGGATATACGACTCGAGAGGAGGTGCTGGAAAGACTGATCTAGCTAACGATTTGATGTCAAACCATAATTTTAAAGTCTTTGGCAATGCCAAGACGGCGGATGTAGCATTCGCATGGGATGGCGAACACGTGGTGTTTGACTATTCCCGTTCTCAACAAGAACATATAAATTATGGGGTAATTGAAGACGTCAAAAACGGTCGAATCTTTAGCGGAAAGTACCAAAGTACAACCAAACTCTATGCTCGTCCTCATGTATTTGTCTTTGCAAATTTCTTACCAGACTGGTCTAAGATGTCAATGGACCGGTGGAATGTGTGGGAATATGCTTATGGTAAACTAGAATATGTAAGCGCACAATAC